AACTGGCCCGCCAACCTTATGTGTTAGATTGTTTTGCCTTGATATTTTGTTCTAGCAATGCCTGTTTGAGTTTGTCTGATCCGCCTACTCTAACATTAATGATACCGTTATAGTATTCATCTGTTTCAAGTACACGCCTATCAAATTGTTCTCGTGCCTCTATGTAGGACATTTCGCCCCTACCTTTACATAGGTATAGTATTTCTCTTGTAAACTTATCTTCGCCTAGTTTGGCTACATCTGCGTTTAGTCTGTCACTGGATCCCCAGTAATCTCTCCAATCGCTTTCTTTGTAACCTCGTCTTTTATTTTTTCTGCCTTTGAGTGGTGGCTTGGTAGTTTTAAATTTTGCTAGTTTTTTACCTATGTATTTTTGGCCTGTAGTGGTATTAGTAATAAGATAAACAAAACCTTCATACTCATTTGGTATTTCGTCAATTGTCTTGCCTTCATAAGTCCACTGCATGAACTTACTTACCTGTGCCTATTATTTTTTTGCCTCTGTTTTGGTTTTGAACTTCTCGTGTATCTCATCGCCTCTAATTTTGCTTAGTCTACGTATTTCTCTGAGCCATTTTCTGCTTGCTCGGTGTGTTCTAAAGCTCAGCCTTTTTTCAAAGTTTTCGTTTGCTTTGAAATATTCTAAATAGGCTTTTACTAATTGATCATGTATGTCATCATCAATCATAGTACATTGCCTTTAGTGTAATCGGATTAGTACCAGTAGCATGAGCTGCTAACTTTGTATGACAGTCGCCGCCAATGCCTTTTAAAAATGCACGTTCAACTTGTGCTTGTGCAAATGTAGTTGCATGATTAACTTTCTTAACAACGTCTATAACTTCTTGATTGTCTTTTCTAGTTTGTAATGCAATAATACCTTGACCAACAGCTGGTATAGTAGGTACTCGCAACCAAGTACGTCGAATGTCTAATGCTTGTAAACCTGCTTCGGCTAAAATTATTGCATCATAATCTTTGTTATCAAGTTTTTCAAGTCTGGTATCAATATTACCACGTATGGGTTTAATTTTTATATCTAAGTTTTTATACAACTCTTTTAGTTGTGCAATACGCCTTGGACTACTAGTACCAATTGTACATCCGTATCCTACACTTCCAATTAAGACATCATGTGGACTATTGCGTTTTAGCATTGCTGTAATAGACAAGTCTGGATGTTCTTCGCCTGGCATGTCTTTCAAACTGTGTACAGCAACATCAATGTCGCCTTCTAGTAGTTTTGTTTCTATTGTGCTACAAAAAACACCCTTGCCACCAATTTCATAAATTGGTACATCAGGATTTAAATCTCCGTCAGTTTTAATAGTTATAATTTCGGTATCACAAGAAAGTTCTTTGCAGGCTCTTTCAGCATATGCAAGTGCTAGTTTACTTCCTCGTACTCCAATTTTTAGTTTCATTCTACAATGTCAATATCATTTTCGTATGATGTAAAGCCGTTTTCTTTTACAACTCTCATCACATAATTGACCCTTCCTATTAGTTCGTCCTTATGTGAAATAAGGAACACATTTTTATCACCAGCTCGGCCCATCTTTTTAAGAACAGCTAACGAACCTTCTACACCGGCAGTGTCCATACCACTATCAATAAGCTCGTCGATAAACAACAAGTTAATTTTTTGATATAAACTTTCCCAAACATCTCTGAACGCAAAACTCATGCCTAAAATAAGTCTGTTACGTTCACCTCTTGATAGATTATCAAAGTCTAAATCTTGACCAAGCTGTGTAATTTCAACAGTTAAATCATTTTGGAATATAACACTATGCGGTAATCCTAGTTTATCTAAGTAATATGTAAGTCTGTTGTTTAGATATGCTAAGTTTTGATCAATAATCTTTTTACGGATAAAACTATCTTTGTTTGTTAGTAGTTTCAATAAAAAGTCTTGATGTTCTTTAAATGTTGTAAGTTCGTTGACTGGTGTCCAATCAATTTCTTGTATTGCACTGTTGTTCAATTCATCTATTTGTGCTTGGTAAGGATCAGTTTCGTTTTCTTTTGCGCTAAGTGCAGTTTTTAAACTATCAACGTTTTGCCTATGCTCGTATGCTTCTTTGGCAGTTTCGTAAAATACACTAGGCTTTCCGTTGATGTCTCCAATGTCAGACAGCGACTTAGTAACATCAATAAGTTTATCGCCTACTTCTTTTTGATACGATAATGCATCGTCAAGTTCTTTAGCTTTACGGTCTGCAATTTCTGTTTTTTTCTCTACATGTAGTTCTTGGCCACACGTATAACACACAGCATCTTCAAGATCTGCGATGTCTTTATTAACTTTTTCAACACTTTTGTCTGCACGTTGTAGTGCTGGTTCTAAAGTACTAAGTTCCTTTTTAAGAGCCAAAATAGCATTGTTATGTTCAGTCCAATTTGATAACTTATCATGCGAATCTAATTCTGCATCAATGTCTAAATGCTCTAATTCGTCGATTGCAGATGCTAATTTGTTTACATCTTGTTGTTTTTTAGCAAGCCATGCTCGTTGTGTGCCTTGTAGACTACTAATAGTACTTTCAATTTTACTATTTGCAGTTTGCATTGCTTCAATTTTTAATGTTTCGGTAGTAATAGACTCTTTAGTGATGCGTGTTTGCTCTTTTAGTGCATCAGCTTTCTCACTTAGGATAGTAATACCAAGTAACTGTTCGATAATAGCACGTTGATCGTTTTGTCTCATGCTAAGAAACGGCTCAGTGTAAGTGTTTAGTGCAACAATGTGCTTGAACATGTCATGACTCATGTCAAGCAAGCCGTCAATGTCCTTTTGTGTTTGTCGACTGTCGCCTTGTGACTCGTCTACTAGTTCTTGTTCTTGGTCATTAACAAAAAACTTTAGTACATTAGGGGATCTTCCACGTTCGATTCTATAATCTACATTGTTTTTTTCAAAATGTAGTGTAACTAACATGCCTTTGCTGTTAGTTTTATTAATTAAATTGTTTGCTCTGATATTTGTAAGTGCTTTTCCGTATAATGCATAGCTAAGTGCATTAATAATAGTAGTTTTACCTGTACCATTACGTGATCCGCTGTCGTCTCCACCTTGATCTAAGTTTTCTCCAAGCACAAGTGTTAAGTTTTCTCTGTTAAAGTCAACAGCTTGGGTTTGATTACCCACACTCATAAAATTTTTGACGGTTAAATCTTTAATTTGTATCATAGTTCGTTATAAATATCCATTAGCATCTTTTTATTAAAGTTGTCTGAGTCAATTGCATTGATTTCGCCTGCAACAATTTGATCAACGCTTTCAAATTGTTGAATATCTAGTTCAGTTGATATTTCTTCAAGTTGTTTTTGTGGTATAAGACTAATTTCTCTACAACCAAAGTTATTAATAAAGGTTTCTTTAATAAAACTAGCTTCTTCGTAGCTAATAGGTAAGTCTAAGTTTACCCGTAAATACATATTTGGCTTAATTAGTGTTGCTTGTTCGTCAATTAGCTGACTTAGTTTAACTGTTCTATACTTAGGACAGTCTGGCCAATCAATATATTCTGGTTCTTTGTTGTTTTCTCTGTCAAGTATCATCATACCACGGTTGTCATCCCATGCATCTGCATAGTTGTGTGGAAATGCGTTACCAATATAGTGTATTTTGCCTTGTTTTTGTCTTTTGTGAAAGTGTCCAGAGAACACATACTCTTGATGTTCAAAATGTTCAGCTTTCAGTTCGCCGTGGTCGGGCATCTGCACCATTGCGTTCATATAAAAACTAGGAAGTTCAAAATGACCAAACATGTATTTGCTTTTTATACTTTTAATTGTTCGCCATTCATCACCTACTAACCACGGAACAAGAGCAACATCATCTTCAATGTATACTTCGTCAATAAATGTAATACCAGGAATGTGTTTTGCAAATGCTGTACTATTAACATCACGTTTGTCTTTATAATACAAGTCGTGATTGCCGTCAAAGAAGTAAAACTTCTCAAAAGATTTGCCTAACTTTTCCATACAGCGTATTGTTGCATCCATTGTTGTTAGGTTAAGTGAATTTCTGTTGTGATGCCAGTCACCGCAGAAGATACCGGTTTCGCAACCAGCAGCTTTTGCTTGATCTATGTACCAATCAACAAAATTTTCACAATCTTGGTTGTGTACTTTGCTATTGCCCTTAAGGCCAAAGTGTATATCTGTAAAAACAGCCGCTTTTTTAAACAATTTTATATCTCTCTATAGTCATACTATTAGCATTATACGTTCAAATAATGTAAAAGTCAACGACTTATTTAGAAGCATTTATTTTATCAGTTTCTCTTTTCTGTTCAGCTTCCCATTGTCCTTGGTTCTGCCTTGTAAAACTAGGATTCATGTCATTCATCTCTAATATATCGTCTCTAATGTTTTGATTTCGCTTCTCAATGTTAATAACACGTACAAAACTGTTAGTTACAGCCGCAGTATAGTATGCAAACGGATTAGCAGACTTAGATTCGTCAAATTGTAAGCCAATTTGTGCTAGTTGTAGTATTGCTTGGCCACGCATTTCGTCATTGTATGTGTATCCGCGAACATTACCACGTGTAGCGTACCGATCACACAGTTTCATCCACATTAAAGCAAGTTTATTAGTTGCTTTGCCGTGATCTTTGCTAAAACATCCGTTTTCCATACCGCCTTCCCAATGACTTTTGCCTATACATACCAACTCACCGTCATCATTAAATTTATAATGTTGAAAGGGCGGAAAATTAAGTTTTACTTTGTGATCTGCAACTGTTTTGGGGGTCTTTTTTCTTCCGGGCTCGTCTGGTATGTGATCAAACGTCATAATTCTAAAAATTAATTCTTCTTTTGTAATCTTTTTATAGTCAACTTCAAATTCTGCTTGTTTTACTTTTTTTCCTGCTAGTTTAGCAGCATCAAATGCGGTTACTTGTAGTCTTTTTGCTTTATTACGTTTTGCTTCAGCTACGGTCCTTATATTAATCTTATCAATGCTAGGCAAGATTATGTCGTATTGTGCATACGTAGGATCAACGTAGCTACAAAACGTAGACTTTGACTTGTGGATTTCTTTTAAGATATCCTTATTATTTAAATAGTTTACTCTTTTCATATTTTCTCCATTTGTAGTTACATTATAATATACTCTGTTAATAAAGTCAACTAAATAATAGTATTAGTAATACTAGGAGACTTTATATATGTCAGGCAGACAAGACGGCCCCGGAACTGTAGCAAATAATGTTGCATCTCCTGTTAGTCAACAAAATACAAGTGCAGGTTCTCAAAATCAAAATTCAAAAGCACCTTCTAAAACATTAACCAACACAGTAGGAAGTGAAACTATCGGTGTTGGTGCTAGTATTTTAAAAAATGGTGTCAAACAAACTATAGAAGATATTGCTTCAGGTGGCGTTGGCGGCATAATGAGTGCTATCAGAGGATTTGGTATACCTGTAGACGGACTAGCTGGCATCTTTGGTGGCGGTAGTACCGCTAGTTGGTCTAGAGATGATACAGGCGATTGGCGTATGCGTTTAAGTATTCCAGTTGGCATGTCTTTAGATGGTGTACTCCAAGCTCAATTGAATGAAACCCAAGGTATGATTTTTCCTTATACTCCTAGTATTATATTCCAACATTCTGCACAATATAGTATGATGAAACCTACACATAGTAATTATCCTTTTCCAATATACCAAAGTAGTCAACCTGATGCATTACAAATTTCAGGTGAATTTTATGTAGAAAGTGCAGCTGAAGGATTGTATTGGGCGGCTGCTGTACAATATTTGCGTTCAGTAACAAAAATGGCATACGGTTCAACAAGCAACCAAGGCGCTCCGCCCCCAATTATTTTACTAAACGGATACGGAGATTATGTTTTTAAAAATGTTCCATGTGTAATACAATCTTTTTCAGTTGATTTGCCAACAGATGTTGACTACATATATTGTCCTGAGATAAACACCTATGCCCCAACAAGAAGTACTATAACAGTTGTTGCACAACCTACTTATTCAAGAAGCGAAATTCATCAATTTAGTTTAGATACATTTGTCAAAGGCGGATATGCTAAAGGCAAAGGAGGGTTTATTTAATGTATTCTCCAAGTAGTCCTTATTATAAAACACCTTTTGTTTCTGGCCAATATTTAGATATATTAAAAATAAGACCAATACCAGCTGAACCTGACGATGTACTTTATATTATACAAGTGCAATATACGCATCGACCTGATTTGCTTGCATTTGATATGTATGGTGACAAAGATCTATGGTGGGTTTATGCACAACGCAATCTTGAAATTTTAAAAGATCCTATTTTTGACTTTGAAGCAGGAACAGAAATATTTGTACCAAAAGGCCCATCACTTAAACGCTTGTTGGGATTATAGATGTCATCTACTAATATACAGAACATAACAGAACGATTAAAGTCCAAAGGCAAAGAATTAGCACAAACAGGTGCTGATGCTGCTTCACAAGTAGCAACTCAGTTTCAGACTTCAGGAAAAATTACAGTAGGCGGCGTTGCAAGTGCTGTTGAAGGTGCATTATCAGAAATTAGGGGTGCAACACTCGACATGCCTAATTCTATAAACGGAATTACCGGACCAGCACTTGGTTCACTTGATCTTGCACAAGGTGGAATAAGCCAAGTATTAAATAGTAAACTTCCTAGCTTTGCAGGAGGCGCAAGTTTAATCAGCGGAGGGCTTGGAGGAATTGCTCAAGCCTTTGGAGGATTAATGGGAGGCCTAGGAAAACAAAAAAATATTCTCAGCCCGTTCTCAAGTTACAACTATGTTTTTACACTAGGATGTTTGACAGACTTTGAATTAAATTTTCCAGACTTAACTTACAGATTTGCTGATCCTATGATTACAATTATTAAATCAGGAGGCGGAAAACCGTTAGTTGGAAGTAAAACTATATACGAAATAAACGGAAAAACAGAATATTTCATAGACGATGTTGAAATAGAAACTATGATAGCACCTAACCCCGCAACAAGATCTACAAATGCACTATCTTTAAGTTTTAAAGTACAAGAACCATATAGCATGGGACTATTTTTACAAGCATTACAAATTGCAGCATTAAGTGCCGGTCATAAAAATTATATCGATGCACCTTTTTGTCTAAGTGTTGAATTTAAAGGACACGCAGGAAACCGACCAATTAGTATACCAAATTCAAGGCGCATATTTCCTTTAAAATTTACTGATATACAATTTGACGTTACAGAAGGCGGAAGCCAATATAATGTAACTGCCATTCCTTATCACGAAACAGCATTAACAGATCAGGCACAGTCTACAAGAAATGATGTAACATTCGAAGGTAGAACAGTTGCAGAAATGTTACAGTGGGGATTTGATAGTCTGACTACAAATATGAACGAAAAAGAACTTGAAGGTGTTGAACAGGAAAATAAGTCCAAAGGTAATCAGTATATAATTATGTTTCCTACTAAGAAATCTAGTGCTGAAGAATCTGTAGAATTTGCTTCATCTGAAGACGAAGGATCAGCAACAACACAAGGCAACGATAGCGGCGCTGGAACACCAAAGCGTGAACTTACCGAAGAACAACAACAGAGATTATACGAGTCTGCTATAGCTGTACAAGAAAAAAGCATGCCCATTGAAAAATTTAAAGCAGCACTAGATAAAGAACTAGGTATTAGTGTAAAGAGATCTGATCTCGGCGAAACAATAAGAGATTATGCAGATGATCCAAAGAATATAAACGATATTGGAAGTTCAAAGATTGTAAAATCAAAAAATGACGTTGGCAAGAAAACTATGGTTAAACAAGCTGCTGCTGAAAGTGAAGAAGAAAAAGGAAAAATTGATCGTTGTAAAGTACAATGCAATCCTGATCAACGAATGATGACAGTTAGTAGTGGAAAGAAAATAGAACAAATTATAGAAGATGTAATACTAGTAAGTGAATTTGGAAGAAGTGTTGTTGATCAAAAACCAGATGAAAACGGAATGCTTGATTGGTATAGAGTTGAAACTAATGTTTACAATGTTTCCGATCTCGAAAACATAGATAAAACCGGTCAACCACCAAAGATTTTTGTGTTTAGAGTTGTTCCGTATAAAGTACATCACAGTAATTTTAGAAGTCCAACAGAAGCATCAAAAGGATTAGAAAGTTTACAAACACAAGCATCAAAAGAATACAATTATATCTATACAGGACAAAATGACGATATTATTAATTTTGATATAAATTTTAACACTGCTTTCTTTAGTAGTATTGCAGGTGACTTTGGTCAAAAAACAGCTGACGCAAAAACATCTGCTAGTGGAGGCGTAAATGCAGATAACAAACCAGCTGCAACTGGTACTACTGATGCTGATGGAAATTCTATAAATGCTGATCCTGTAAAAGCTGATGTCAACAAAGGCAATACAACAGATACAGGCGGAGTTATGATACATCCAGAGTCGGTTGTTGCTGCAAACTTTAACGAAGCTTTGGTAAATGCACCATTAGACTTACTTAGTGTTGATTTAGAAATATGGGGAGATCCTTACTATATTGCTGATAGTGGAATGGGCAATTACAGTGCAGGTATAGGTCCATCAATGAACTTAACTTCGGATGGTACAATGGATTATCAAAGCGGCGAAGTAGATATTGAACTAAATTTTAGGACACCTATTGATTATGTAGGAAACTATATGACATTTCCAGGAGGCGGTACAGCTCCTGTAGGTAAATTTAGTGGATTATATAAAGTATTATTTGTAGCTAATAAATTTTCAGGAGGCCAGTTTACACAAACATTACAGACAATGCGTAGGCCAAAGCAAGAATCAGATACTAACCAAGTAGCTACAAAAGATAATACAGGAGCAGTTACAACTGATGATCCTAAAAAGCAATTAATTGAAACTGAAACTAATGCACTTACAGGTAATCCTGAAGGTTCAACATCAAGCACTAGTGCAACTGATGCTGGCGGAAATAATAACGGATTTGGAAATGCACAAGGTGGAGAATTTGATACAACAACAGCTTCTAGTGCTGGCAAAGGAAAGCCACCAGTTTATAACACTGATCGAAGAGGTCCTCAGTAATGGCTAAAGAAACACGTTCACCCCACGTCAAACAACAGGCAAAACAATTAGAAGGTCCGGGTCCGTATGTGGCTATTGTTAGAGAACATCTTGATGTAGATTACATGGGATCAGTAAAGGTAGAACTTTTAAAAACCAGTAGCGAAGGTAACTCAGAATCTTCCGGCGAATATGTTCCGGTAAGTTATCTTAGTCCGTTCTACGGAGTTACGCCGTTTTCAGGTGTAAGCGAAAATGATGGATTTGATTATACACAAAAAAGTTATGGCTTTTGGGCTGTACCACCTGATATTGGCACTAAGGTACTAGTTATATTTGCTGAAGGAAACAGAGGTAAAGGATATTGGATAGGCTGTATACAAGATCAAAATATGAACTTTATGGTTCCTGGAAATGCAAGTACTAAGTTTAACAAAGAGGATCCTACAAAAGCAAGACCAGTCGGCGAGTATAATAAAAAAACTGAAGAAGCTAACGGATCAAACGCAACACAATATTTAAAGCCGTGTAACGCTGATGCGTGTGCTGTTTTAGATAACAACGGATTAGCAGACGATCCTGTTCGAGGAACAACAACTTCTAGTGCTAGACGAGATTTGCCTAGTATGGTATTTGGTTGGAGTAGTCCTGGACCAGTAGATAGACGTGATGGAAAACCTATAGTAAAGTCTGGAGGCAAAATTGACGGCATAGATATAAAAGCAAGTAGGCTAACAGGAACAACGTTAGTTATGGATGACGGTGATCCTACGCTTTTTAGAAAAGGATCTGCTAAAACTTCACCTAGCGAATATGCTAGTATACCAGACGGTGGTGATCCTACAAAACCGTTTAACGAATTATTTAGAATTCGTACTAGAACTGGACATCAAATATTATTACATAATTCAGAAGACTTAGTATACATTGCACACGGTAGTGGTGATAGCTGGATTGAAATGACAGCTAACGGAAAAATTGACATTTATTCAAAAGATAGTATTAGTATTCATACTGAAAATGACTTTAATTTTAAAGCAGATAGAAATATTAATTTAGAAGCAGGACAAAATATTAATATAAAAGCGGGCAATCAAATGGCAATGGAAACATCAGCTAATTGGACAGTAAAAGTAGGAGCAGACGGCATGCTTACATGTGCTGGTTCAAGTAATATCAAATCTGCAGCACATAAAGAAACAGCTGGTAGAATTGATATGAATGGTCCTGCTGCGGCAGAAGCAGGTGCTGCACCGATTCCAAATAGAGTACCTAAGCGAGGATCTTGGACAGGACAAGAAAATAAGAATCCCGAAGAACACACTCCTGAAAAAACAGATAACGATCCTAAAAAGATAGAAGAAGGTAAAGCAAACGCTACTAGTGATGATAAAAATAAAGAGAAAAATCCTGAAGATACATTCAAGCAATGCCAAGTTCCAGCTGCAAGCGGCAATCCAAACGAAGATAGGGCAAATGAAGAAGCCGCCGCTGAAAACAAAGATGCTACATTAGTAAACCAAAATGGCCAACCACAAACTGAAACAACAACTACAGTATCAGACGACGGTACTAAAACATCTACAACATCAACAACTACAACCGAAACAATTACTTCTGGCGGTAAAGCTGTATTAGTAGGTAATGATGGAAATGTAATTCCTGAAGCGTCTGCACCTAAAATTACAGGATATGCAAAGGATGCCGAAGGAAAAGTAACAGCTAGATTTGAAGAAGTAACGGGTGTAGATGCTGACGGTTTTAGTTATACTGAAAAGAAGCGTATTGCTGTAGATCCAGTAACTGGTAAAGATGTTATAAAAGGCGGACCAGAATATAAACCTGATAGAATTAACACAACACCTGTACCCATAACTGCAGATCAACAAGCCCAGATAGATGCAGAAACAGCCGCATTTGAGGCAGAGTATGATGCCAGGCGTGGCACACAAACCTAGGAAAATAAGATATGAGCACACAAGAAAAAAGATTATATCAAGATATTAATATCAAATCTAATAAAAAACCTGATTATGGTATAGGATCAAAGACTTATAAAGGATTTAGTACAACCGATCCTGATCAAAACGGATTTAATTTATATGACTTTAGTCTTATTAAACAAGATATTATCAATCATTTTCATATAAGACAAGGTGAATTATTATCTAACCCGACCTTTGGAACAATTATTTGGGACGTTTTACACGAACCAATGACTGAACAGTTAAAGCAAATTATTATTGATAATGTAACAGAAATCATTAATTACGATCCAAGAATAAATGTAAATTCAGTTACTGTAGACGAGTACGAAAGTGGACTACAGATTGAAGCAGAAATACTATTTTTAACTTATAATATTGTTGAAAATATGCGTTTAACTTTTGATCAAAATAACGGATTTTTAAATACCTAATAATATACGTAGTTAATCAATACTGATAAATACTGTATAATAAAGGAAAGCCAAATATGTCCTCGACTGATAGACAAAATAGATTACTAGTAGCAGAAGATTGGAAGCGTATCTACCAAAGTTATAGAAACGCTGATTTCAAATCTTATGACTTTGATAACTTGCGTAGAACAATGATAAATTATCTACGTCAAAATTACCCAGAAGATTTTAACGATTATATTGAAAGTTCGGAATACCTTGCTTTGATTGACATGATTGCTTTCCTTGGTCAAAACATTGCTTTCCGTACAGATTTAAATGCACGTGAAAACTTTCTAGAACTTGCAGAACGTAGAGAAAGTGTTCTCCGTCTTGCACGTACACTATCTTACAATCCAAAGCGTAATCAGTCAGCTAACGGATTACTTAAAATTGAAAGTGTTAGTACAACTGAAACTGTTAGAGATAGTAATGGAATTAATCTAGAAAACCAAACAATAATATGGAATGATCCTAGTAATGCAAATTGGCAAGAACAATTCACAAAAATTTTAAATGCATCATTACCGGTTAATAACCCTATTGGTAGACCAGTTAAAAAAGATACAGTAAATAATATCCCAACAGAGCAATACAGATTTAGTAGTACTAATACAGGAGTACCGGTTTTTGGATTTAATAAAAGTATAAGCGGAAGTACTAGTAGATTTGAAATTGTAAGTACTGATGTAAACAATGGAGCAATTGAAGAAGAAGCTCCGTATCCAGGAAATAACTTTGCATTTTTATATCGCAATGATGGCAAAGGTCCTAGTAGCACCAATAGCGGATATTTTTGTCATTTCAGACAAGGTGCATTAGATAGTGGATCCTTCATTGTTGATGCACCAAGTTCTAATCAGGTTGTTTCAATTGATGCAACTAATGTTAACAATTCAGATGTTTGGTTATATTCAGTAGATGATTTTGGACTAGAACAAGAACTATGGACAAAAGTTCAAGCAGTTGAAGGCAACAATGTAGTTTATAATAGTCTAAGTAAAAGTATCAGAAATATTTTCAGTGTGTTAACAAGAGCGAATGATAGAATTAGTTTAATATTTTCGGATGGAACTTTCGGCAATTTACCGCAGGGAAATTTTAAAGTATATTATCGAACTGGTAAAAATCAAAGATTAGTAATTGATCCAAAAGACATGCGTGGTATTAGTATACAAATTCCATATGTAAGCAAATCAGGAAAAAGCGAAAGTCTTTCATTAGTATTCCAATTAAAGTATACAGTAGACAATGCGAGTATTAGTGAAACAAATGCAAGTATTAAGCGTAATGCTCCATCTAGTTACTACACACAAAACAGAATGGTAACAGCAGAAGATTACCAGATTGCTCCTCTTACTTCAAGCCAAGAAATTATTAAAGTAAAAAGTGTTAATAGGACATCAAGCGGAATAAGCAGATATCTAGATCTTGTAGACGCAACGGGTAGATATAGTAAAACAAATTTATTTGCTGTAGACGGAATTTTAACAAGAGAACTTATTGATACAAAAGTTGGATTTGATTTTGTTACTAAAACAGATATCGAAGGTGCAATAGCAAATGTTATACAACCAGTTTTAGAAAACAGAAAAATTAAAAATTATTACCTTACTAATTTTCCAAAAATATTAGTAGGTGATTTGGGCTTAGTATGGAATAGTAGCACAGTTGACTCAAATCAAAATACTGGTTATTTTACAAATGCTGCAGGTACTAGACAGCAATTAGGTACTTTTACAGCTAGTACATTAAAATTAATGCGAGCAGGAACACTACTTAAATTTATTGCTCCGACAGGCAAGCATTTTATGAAGACTGATAATAATAAAATAATGGAAGGCGCAGCCGACCATCCAGGATCAGTTGATTACCTATGGGCAAAGATTGTAAGCACTGAAGGTAACGGAACAGTAGTTGCAGATGATGGTACAGGACCAGTTTTAATAAATGACATAATTCCACAAGGCGCAAAACTTACTCAAATTATTCCTAGAATTGCTAATGATATACAAGCATCAGTTCAAACACAACTTGTTGATCAAATTTTTGCTTATAGAACTTTTGGTTTAAGATTTGATATAAATTTAGGAGAATGGAGATTAGTATCTTCTACTAATTTAGATAGTGCAAGTGCATTTAGTATTGGTAAAGCAGGAGATAACACTAATCAGCAATTAGATGCAAGTTGGTTATTATTGTTTGAAACTAACGGTGAAACGTATACTGTTACATACAGAGGTTCTAGATACTTGTTTGAAAGCGATGAAGAAGTTAGATTCTATTTTGATAATAGTGATAAAGTTTATAATAATAGAACTGGTAAAATTATCAAAGATAAAATTAGTATGCTAAGTATTAACCAAAAAGATCCAACATCAAATCCAGTGCCTTACACAGTTGACTATGATTGGGAAATTGTAGAAGATTATAGAGATACAGAAGGTTATGTAAACAGTAAAAAAGTCCAAGTTAGTTTCTTTGATGCTGACGATGACGGAGTTGTTGATGATCCAGATTTATTTGATGTTATTGTTAATGAGACAAATAATCCTTTAGAAAAGTATATATTTTCTGAAAAAGTTACAAGCATTGATGGCGTTGAAGAATGGTTCTATAAACCAAACAGTGTATTAAATGTTGTTGTTCTTCAAAATAAAGCAAGTTTAGGATCTACTACATTATACGCAGATAACCAAATATTTTATTATGTAGATGAAAATATTTTTGAAATACTTGATAAGACTACAAGTAACTTAAATATTTCACAAAAATATAGAGCACAAATTGGTCGAGATAATATAAAATTTCATTATGTGCATGCTGCTGACGAAAGCACACGTATAGATCCTAGTGTGAGTAATATTATCGATTCTTATTTACTAACAAGATCATATGATAATAGTTTTAGACAATATTTAGATGGTATTACAAATACTAAACCGTTAGCACCTAGTAGTGACAGTTTATTTTTAAATTATGGCGCAAACTTAAATAACATTAAATCGTTAAGTGATGAAATTATATATCATCCAGTAAAGTATAAAATTTTATTTGGAACAAAGGCTGATGCTGAATTCCAAGCAGATTTTAAAATTGTAAAAAATCCTGATATTGTTATAAACGACAACGAAATAAAATCAAGAGTAATAAGTGCAATAAATGAATTTTTTGCTTTAGACAACTGGGACTTTGGCGAAACTTTTTATTTTACAGAACTAACAGCATATGTAATGCAACAACTTGCACCGAATATTGTTACTTTTGTAATTGTACCAAAACAAATAGATCAAACTTTTGGAAGTCTTTTTGAAATAAAATCAGAATCGGATGAAATATTCATTAGTGGAGCAACAGTAACTGATGTGGCAATAATCGATAATGTTACAGCTACACGCCTTAAAGCAGAAGGCGCAATTACTACAACAGCAACTACTACAGGTAATATTGGAATAACAAGTACTAATTTAAACACAGGTACTAGTAGTTCAAGTGGATCTAGCAGTTCAAGTGGATCTAGCAGTTCAAGCGGCTCAGGCAGCTCAGGCAGTGGCGGAGGAGGCTACTAATGGCATATAACAACGATCAATCAGACCAACCGTTGCCAGGAGGTAATGAAAATCGTAAAAGACAAAGTGCAAGCCATTTACCAAGATATTATCGAACCCCTGCTAATAAAAAGTTTTTAGCAAGCACAATGGACCAGCTTATACAGCCTGGTGTAGTTGAAAAGTTAAATGGATATGTTGGACGTAAAACAGCAAAGGCTTTTTCTTCTACTGATAATTATGTATCTGATGTAAGTGCTGACAGAGAAAATTACCAATTAGAACCAGCTAGTATTGTAAAAGACAATTTAGGCAATGTAACATTTTATAAAGATTATAATGATTATGTTAATCAGCTTGATAGTTTTAACAAAGGTACTAACGATCATAGTATCCTAAACCAACAAGAATATTATGCATGGGATCCTCATGTAGATTGGGACAAACTTACTAATTTTAGAGAATACTATTGGTTGCCAAATGGTCCTCAAAGTTTTGGAGTACCAGGAAACACTATAGATGTAGAAAGTACATACACTGTACGTATAGGTGATAATGTAGATAACAATACATATGTTTTTAGTCCTGATGGATTAACTAATAATCCTACTATTACATTATATAGAGGAATTACTTATAAGTTTGATATAGATACACCAAATTTACCGTTTACAATTAAAACTAAAAAGACTCTTGACGAAGGGTATGATTTAGATAGTTCAAGTATAATTGTTTTAGAAGGTGTAAGTGTTCAAGGATTAGAAAAAGGCGTAAGCACACTACAACTTGGAACAGACACACCAGATATACTTTATTATATGGCATCTAACGATTTACAAGCAAGCGGAACTATTGTTGTTAAAGACATTAGTGAAGCAACATTTATTGATGTTGAAAAAGAAATACTTGGAAAGAAAACTTATAAAGCAAGTAATGGTGCTGTGTTATCAAACGGAATGAAAATATTTTTTACCGGCGAAGTTGAACCAGCTTCTTATGCAGAAGGTGCATTTTATGTAGAGGGTGTTGGCGATAAAATTAAACTTGTATCCGAAACTAATCTTAATGTTCCAACAGATTTTACAGACGATGTTGAAATAGCATTTGATGCTAACGGATTTGACAGATTGCCGTTTGGTAAAGCAATTGGTTTTCCAACTAAGAAAGATTATTTGGTTATTAACCGTTCAGCAAAAGACGGAAATCTTTGGGCAAGATATAATAGATGGTTTCATAAAAGTGTAATTGAAACTAGTGCAGCACAAAACAATCAACCTTCTGATTTAGATCAACTACAACGTGCAAAAAGACCAATTATTGAATTTGAAGCAGATATTAAATTACATAATTTTGGTACAAAAATTAAAAAAGATGTTGACCTAATTGATAATTTTACCACAGATGTTTTTAGTACTATTGAAGGCGGAATAGGATACAACATTGACGGAATTGATATTGTTAAAGGTATGCGTATTCTTTTTACAGCAGATACAGATATACTTGTAAAAGGTAGAATATTCGAAGTTGACATTATTAAGTTTGCTGGCGGAGAGTCAACAAATAATCAAATTACACTTAAAGAAGTATCAGATAGTATTCCTCAAGAAAACGAAACAGTACTTGCACTAAATGGTAATACATTTAAAGGTAAAATGCTGTATTTCCAAAACGGAACGTGGCAAGAAACACAGCAAAAGACAAATACTAATCAACCGCCATTATTTGATATTTTTGACAGTAACGGAAAAAGTTATTCAGATACTAGTACATACGAAGCATCAACATTTAGCGGTAATAAATTGTTTAGTTATAAACAAGGAACAGGACCATCAGATACTGAATTAGGATTTCCTTTAAGTTATCGTAGTATTTCTAATGTAGGAGATATTGTGTTTAATTACGATATTCTTCAAGATACTATGACGTATACTAACGAAAATAATATTTTTAAAGTTAATACAGACGTTGGATTTTTAAGAAAGTATAGTGATCTAAATGTATTTGAAACAGTAACTGGTTGGAAAAAAGTTACAACACTAACTGAGCAACCTGTTATTAGACAGTATGTTTTTGATAACACAACAACTGGATTTGAAATTGACGTATATAACAACAGCGGATTCTTAAACGATTTATGGGTGAGAGTATATCTTAATAATAAATTACAATTTGAAAATGTTGATTATACTATTACAACTAATAATCAAAACAATGCACAAATAAATTTTAATAACACACTTGTACTTAATGATGACATAGTTATTAAAACTAAATCTAAAACTTTAAAAAATGATAATGGATTTTATGAAATACCAACATCATTAGAAAGAAATCCTAAGAATGAAAATCTTAAAGAATTTACACTAGGAGAAGTTAATGATCATGTTAGTACTATTGTTGAAAATTTAGATAATTTTGCTGGTGTGTTTCCTGGAACAGGTAATCTAAGAGATCTTAGTAACTTATCAGATCTAGGAAGAAGATTTTTACAGCACAGTGCTCCTATGAATTTATCTCTTTATCATATAACTGATAAAGATAGTAATATTATAAAATCGTTAGATTATGCAAGAACTGAATATAACAGATTTAAAAGAGAATTTTTACAAGTTGCATTAAATTCTGAGTTTCAAGGCTCAACTAAAGATCATGTAGATAGTATATTACAAACTATCAATAGTGTAAAAAGTAAAGAAATGCCGTTTTATTTTAGTGATATGGTACCAACTGGCGCTGTCAAAAAACTATCATATACTATATTAGATGCTGACGAGACATTTTTTGCTTTAAGTGAAGTGTTTGATAATAATACATTATCGAAAAAAGCCGTTAGTGTTTACAAAAATAACATTCAATTAGTATATAACAAAGATTATACATTTAACAGTGATGGATTTGCTGTTGTAACAGCAACAAAGGCACAAGATGATGTAATAGACATTTTTGAATACGAAACTACTAACGGAAGTTATGTGCCACCAACACCTACTAAATTAGGACTGTATCCTGCGTACGAACCAATGTTATATAGTGATGATACATACCTAACAACAACATCATTTATTCAAGGACATGATGGTAGTAGGTTTGTTGCTTTTAATGATTATAGAGATGATTTATTATTAGAATTAGAAAAACGAATTTTTAATAATATTAAAATAAAATATGACCCAACACTTTTAGATATAAATGATTTAGTTCCAGGTGAATATAGACAAACCGGAATGTCGTTTAGTGAAATTAATAAGTCAATGTTAAGTAACTTCTTGTCTTGGAGTAAGTTTATAGATACAGATTATACTTTACATAACTTTTTTGAAAGAACAAATACATTTACATTTAATTATAGTAAATCTAATTCACCAAGCGGAAGTACTTTACCAGGATTTTGGAGACAAATTTATAAAAGAGCATTTGATACAGACCGTCCGCATACTCATCCTTGGGAAATGCTAGGACTTACAATAAAGCCTAGTTGGTGGGACACACAATATGGTCCAGCACCATATACTAAAGATAACTTATTAATGTGGACTGACTTACAAGATGGTATTCTAAGGCAGCCGGGTGTAAAATATAAAATTTTAAACAAATACGTAAGACCAAATTTGTTAGCAAATATACCATCAGATGCAAACGGAAACCTTTTACCTCCTTTAAGTATTGGATGGATTAGTAATTACCAACCTGACTCAATATCTAATAGTTTTGTATTTGGAGACGGCGCACCGGTAGAGTCTGCGTGGAGAAACAGTTCTGATTATGCATTTAGTTTAATCAAGGCATTTATAATTAATAAGCCTAGTTTAATATTTTCTACAGGATTTGATAGATTTAATCAAATACGTAATAGTGCAGGCGCTATTGTATATAAACCTACTAATAAAAGAATCACTTTAAAAGACTTAGTATTTCCAAGTGTAGCATCAGATGCTACTCAAACTTTTACAAGCGGGCTAATAAATTACATAGCTTCTTATATGGCCGGAGATGTCTTAAAGAATTATGCAAAGTATAAAGAAAATATTACTAGTATAGACAATCAAATTGGTTTTAAATTAGCGGGATTTACTGACATAGAAAAGTTTAAATTAATACTTGATAGTAGAACTCCAACCAATGAAGGTAATGTATTTGTACCAGATGAAAATTATCAAATATTTTTAAATACAAGCTCACCTGTAAAAACTGTAGAATATAGTGGTGTAATTATTGAACGCAGAACAGACGGATATGTAATTAAAGGGTATAGTCCTAATAATACCATATTTAAATATTTTAGTGCAGTATCTAAACAAAACGATCCAAGTATTAATATTGGCGGAATAAGTGAAGACTATGTTGAATGGGATAGTAATAAAACATATGTTGCAGGTCAAAATGTTGAATACCAAGGTTCTTACTATAGAACAAAAACACAACACCAAAGCACACAACTATTTGATGAAACACAGTTTGCTAAATTAGCTGCTTTGCCATTAAAAGGCGGAAGAGAAGCTTTTATTAGAAAACAATTTACAAATAATATAATTAATGAAATGCCTTATGGTACGTTACTAACTGGAATACAGGATGTTGTAGACTTTTTATTAGGATACGGAGAATATTTAAAAAGTGAAGGATTTGTTTTTGATTATTTCCAAGGAGATAGCAAAGTGGTTCTTGACTGGAGGCATTGTGTAAACGAATTTTTATTCTGGACTACACAAAATTGGGCTGCTGGCAGTGTTATTACACTTAGTCCTGGAGCCGAACAAATTAAAATAAACACTAATTATTCAATGGTTGATAATATATTTGACGGATTTTACGGCTATGGATTATTAAAAGCAGATGGACAAAAACTTGTAGAAGATTTTGCAAATCTTGGAAGATCGCCTAATGAATTTAGCATAGGTCCAAAAAATACAGCAGATGGAATTTATTTTATATCGTTGCCCTTAGTACAAAAAGAACATGTAGTTATTATTGATAACGCAACAGTTTTTGGCGATGTAATATTTGATCAGCAACCTGGATATAGACAAGAAAGAATTAAAATACTAGGTTATAGAACAACAGACTGGGACGGAAGTTTAAATATTCCTGGTTTTATATTTGACGAACCTAATATTGTAGAATGGGAGCAATGGCAAGATTATAATATTGGTGCTGTTGTTAAAAATAAAGAATTTTATTATAGTGCTCCTAAGAAAGTACCCGGATCTCAAACCTTTGATGCAACGAATTGGAATGTACTTTCTGAAAAACCAGAAGGCGGCCTTTATGCAAACTTTGAATATAAAACAAATCAATTTGCTGATTTTTATGATTTAGATTCAGACAACTTTGATGTTGAACAGCAAAAAATGGCACAGCATTTAATTGGTTATCAAAAACGCCAATATTTACAAAACATTGTAAACGATGATGTAAGTCAATACAAATTCTATCAAGGATTTATTCAAGACAAAGGTTCTAAGAATGCTCTTACTAAATTGTTTGATGCACTTGCAAGTGACGACAAGGATAGTTTAGAGTTTTACGAAGAATGGGCTATTAAAGATGGCCAATACGGAGCCAGCGAAGGCTTTGACGATGTTATTTTTAGACTAGACGAAGGAAAGTTTAGACTAGTGCCGCAGCCTATAGAACTAGTAAATTCAACTACAGGTAGAGAAACCGATTTAATTTATAGAATTAAACCATATGAAGTTTACCAAAAATCTAAAAATTACAATCATAAACCATTGCCTGCAAAATATGTTTTTGACAGTTACACAAAAAATGCAGGATATGTAAATCAACAAGATGTTAGAGGAATAGTAACTAACTACGAAAACATACTTGACTTTAATTTTGCTGATATTGCAAAAAATGCATATATTTGGGTTGGAAATCAAGATAAAGACTGGACAGTATATAAACATATTGACACTCCTTATGTAATAAACCAAATTGGAAAGGGTGAAGCAACATTTGACATTACAGTAGACATAAATGTTAAAGATTTTGTAAAAGGTGATATCATCGGTATTAATGCTATACATAATGATAGTACAAGTCTTAACCTTGACGGATTTTATAAAATTGATAGTATAAACAACAATGTTATAACTGTAGAAACTAACTCTCCAAAAACTACTGAAGATAGTGACCTAGTTGGCAATATAACGGTATTTTTAAAAGTTAGAGCAACAAATGTTGTTGAAGCAAACAAAATTGTACAAAAAAATCTACACGGTGAAGATTTACTATGGATTGATTCAATAACTGACGATAATGAATGGGCAGTATATAAGAATACTAATTCATTTATTGATCATCAGCGTATTAATAATCCAGTATCTAATGCATCTGGAAATATCGAATCTATTACTTTAGATGTTGCTAGTACTACTATTTTTAATCAAGGATTTCATAAATTATCAAAATATGATAGAATAACGTTTAGTGATATACAAGGTACTGTAGAACTTAATAGTACTTCAAAATATGTTGGCGGAACTATTACATCATCATCATTCCAGTTATATGATGATCCTGACTTAACTATACCAACAAACTCGTCTAGTTTTACAGCACATACTTTCCGTACTGGTAAGTGGATAAACAATGGATCAAATTTTGGAACATCAATAGCTGTTGACGATAGAAATACTACATTATTAGTAAGTACACCAGATGACGCTGACGGAAAGGTTTATGTATATAATAGACCAACTAATGCATTGACATATATATTAACACAAACTATTGAACCTTTTAAGTTTGGTAACGATAGACAGCGTTTTGGAGCAGGCCTAGCAATAAGTCCAGACGGTGAATATGTTGTAGTCGGTTCGCCTAATGCTTCAAATGTAAAAACAAAATATTCAGGAGCATTTCAATCAGCTGTTGATTATCCTAAAAATAGTATAGTTGGAAAAGATCAAGGGTTATGGCGTGCCAAAATTGATATTGAAGGCGAAGAAGATAATATTGTATTCAATAGTTTTAGTTCGGTTGTTGAAAATATTGAAGCTGCAGGTTTGCAAAATAATAGCACAGATTTTATTCCAACATTGCTTGTTGGGGATTATGCAATTGATCCTAATAATAACTTACTTGCATTTAATGGTTTACCAACAAGCCATATACTTGTTCGAGCACCGTTTTCGTTGTATGAAGGTAGTGGAATAAACGATCAGGTAAGATTGCAATGGAATTCAGTAACATACGGAAACCAAGACTTATCAGCTTTAGCATCGAGGGCACCTTTTAACGGAAGTCATGCAGTAATCACAGATACATTTTTAAGTCAAGAACATACAATACAAAAGAAAATTGACGAAGTTTTATATGTTAATAGTAGTACAACCGCTGTTGATATAGGAGATGTTTTACAAACACCGGTTGCTACTGGTACAGTTGAATATACTAAATTAGTAGGCGCTGAAATACTAATATATCTAAGAGATGTAAACGGTTCATTTAATACTAGCGATAGTTTATTTAGAGACGATGGCGACTTTATCGGCGAATATGTTAAACAAGGACCAGTAGACCCTGTCAACACTTCAACAGTTTGGGGTGGATATTGGTGGATTGACACACCTGTGTATACACCAACTTCGTCTACAACAAATATTGACAAGGGCGCCGGATTAGTTTACTGGGATCTAATATCAGATAGTACTCCAACTGGTAGATACTATTATTCGAGTTTGGATTATTTAACAACTGATATTAGTAGTCAAAATACTTTTACTGGTTATATAAGAACGTTAACATATAGAGGGCTACCTGGAGCAGGTGGAAGTAATTCTACTTTCTCAAGTAACTTATATGTAATGCGAGCTCCTAAAGCACTCAGTGATACTATATCTCCAGGTGATCCAGTTAGTGTTTATGTTAACCAATTACCGCAATACACAACCGGTGACTTCAAAGATCTAACTACAATAGGATTAAGTTCTACAGTTACAAACACAACAAGAAACGTTTATGACGTATGGGACGGATACATTAATTTAGACTTTACTAAAACAGATGCATCAGATAATCCTTTTGAGCCAAGAGTAGGTGATACAGTTCGTGATTTAACAACTGGAGCAACAGCTGAAGTAACATTTTATCAAAGAAACAGTTTAAATGCCACTATATTTGTAAAAAATTTAGTAGGTACATTTAGTGTTGGCGACGACTATGGACAAAATGCAGAAATAGAATACTTGGCTACACCAGGTGATCCTGATGTAAATTATCAAACCGATCGTGTAATGGGCGAAATACAATTTACATCATTAGGGTATACACCTTCTGGAATAGGTAAAATGCTAGTGTTTGATAGCGGAAATCCTATTACATTAAGTGCAGAAGATAATATTAATGAAGTTGAATATTGGATGTATACTGAAGGAAATGTTTTAGGTATTCCTAGATTACCAAATCCACCAAGTAGTATAAACAACGATTGGGAACAAGTTTATAGAATTCCGGCAGAATCAACAGGAACACCAAGTGGATTTACTAACCAAGGACTATACACAGTATACAGTAGATCTGCTCCGGGCAGATATGATGAAATTGGTACATATACTGTTCCTGAACAACAGTCGAACTTTAAACTTGGTAGCAATATTAAAATTGCAAAAACTAGTAACGGCTTGTATAGAACAATGGTGCATGCCGAAGGCACACAGACACAATCTTCACCAGGTAGAATCTATTTTATTAAGACTGGCATTGAAAATGGTATTACATATACATGGGAATATGCGAAAAACAAAAAGTACAAAGGTGTCTTTAACGAAAGTATAAGTTATTTTACTAACGATATTGTTTACAGAGAAAATCCTGCGGTGAGCGGAACAGGAGTATTATATGTAGCAAAAACTAATTTAGCACCAGGCACATTTAATACAACTGACTGGACAAGTACAGATGATTTAATTGACTATGTTGGATTTATACCAAACTCTTCAGGCACTAGTGTTATTAACGACAGTACTGACGGAAGCACAGTTCTTGATCAAGGGTTACTTTCGACCTTCGGAAGTGAATTTGATATTAATAAAAACGGTGATGTACTAATTGCTAATGCATTATACGATAATGATAAAACTAATCAAGTTGTTGTATATCGGCAAAATAATGGCTTTTGGGAAAGAGGCCAAGAAATACAAGCACCAGATAAAACTAGCGGCTTTGGAAAGGCAATAGCAATATCAGATGATGGTATGTATATAGCAATTTCAGAACCATTTAATGATGATTACAATGCCGATCAAGGTAAAGTTTCGATTTATCATCAAGTTAATGGTGTGTTTACATTCTTACAAGATTTACAAAGTCCTAACAATGAACGTGCTGAAAGATTTGGTTGGGAGTTGCAATATGACGGAAATAAGTTATTTGTAACTTCGAGAAATGCTGATTCAACTGAAACAACTACATTTGATTCTAATACCACTAGATTTGATAATTCTTTTACAGAAATAGTTGAAGAAAGAAAAGATGTTGGCGTAGTATTTGTATACGAAAAAACTCCAACAGGTATGTTGTTTGCACAAACTATTCAAATTCCAGATTCGGATGTTAATACGTTTGGCAGAAACATACTAGCAAAACTTAATCATTTTTATACAGGATTAGAAACTAAAGTTGATGAAAATTCTCAAGGCCAAGTAGTTGATTTTAGAATAGATCAAGATGTTAAGATGTGGGAAACATATAGGTCTTCAAACAAAACAGTTGATGTAGAAAAAATTAAAAAAATATTTTTATATAACATTAAAGAAAACGAATTACTTACATATCTTGATTACATAGATCCAATACAAGGCAAAGTAGCAGGACCTGCGGAGCAAGAACTTACATATAAAACATATTTTGATCCTGCAGTTTATACTACTTCTAGTAGTATTAGTGCAATACAAGATCAAACATCTGCTTGGGGACCAAAACAAGTCGGCGAAGTTTGGTGGAACTTAACAACAGCCAAGTTTACTAATCCTTATCAAGGTAGTATTCAATATGCAACACAATCTTGGAACAAAGTATTTCAAGGAAATTCAATTAATGTTTACGAATGGGTAGAATCAGATGTACTTCCAAGTGCTTGGGACGCAGAGTCTGATACTGAAACTGGGTTTTCTAAAGGATATAGTGGTAAAAGTTTATACGGAGATTCATCGTATTCAACAAGACGAGTATACAATGAAATTTTAAAAACTTTCAAAACAATGTATTATTTCTGGGTAACAGATAAAACTATTGTTCCTAATGTTGAATTTAGAAAAATTGATACTAGAGAAATTGCACAATATATTACTGATCCTGCAGCAAAAGGACATAGATTTGTTGCACTTATTTCACCAGAAAAATTTGTACTATATAACTGCGAACCTTTGATAAAAGGTACAGATGTTGCCATTAATATACAATTTTGGACAATTAAAAATCAAAACCAAAATATTCATAACCAATATCAAATTGTTAGCGAAGGCCTTGAAACTAGCCAACCAAATCCAGATGTTGTTATAAAATGGTTTGATAGTTTAATCGGATATGATGCACAATCGAGAATAGTACCAGATCCAACACTTAGTGACAGAGAAAAATACGGGTCACTTAATAGACCTCGACAGTCTTGGTTTAAAAACAAAAACGAAGCACTAAAACAAGTGATTGAGCGTGTAAACCTTGTTCTTACAAAGAATTTAATTATTGACGATAAAGATATAAGCAAATTATCGTTAAACGATCCGATATTAACTACAGCTAGTAATTTATATGATGTTGAAGTAGAAACAGTAGCAGATCTTGCAACAGTTGGAACAGACAAAATTGAAAGAGCAGTACTATCTCCTGTGATCAAAGACGGAAAAATTACAGATGTAACTATTATTAATCCTGGTAAAGGATACAGATATCCTCCTACTATATCAATAGCAGGCAAAGGTACAGATGCAGAATTATTGCCAGTAATCGACGGAGCAGGTAAAATAATATCTGTAACAGTATTGCAAGAAGGAACATATTACGATTCAAGTACTATTTTAACTGTACGAAATTTTTCTGTATTAGTTAAAGCTGATGAAACTTTGCTAGGTAAATGGGCTCTTTATCAAAGAGAAAATAGAGCCTGGAATAGAATAAAAAGTCAATCTTATAATGTATCTTTATTTTGGAAATATATTGATTGGTATGCTACAGGATATAATGAAGCAACTGACATTGATTACCTTATTGACAATAGTTATGAATTAACAAGTTTAGATAATCCTGTTGGAAGTGTTGTAAAAATATCAAATATTGGTACAGGCGGATGGCTGTTAATTGAAAAAATATCAGCCAGCGATAGCGAAGATTATACACAAAATTATAAAACTATTGGTAGACAAAACGGTACAATTAAATTTAACGAAACGTTATATGATTCAGAAGCAGCATTTACTGGGTTTGATACAATTAGTTTTGATACTAAAGTGTTTGACAGTGAACCAATTAAAGAACTTAGAATTATTTTAAACACAATAAAAGATGATATTTTAATTGATGAACTATTAGTTGAATTTAATAAGTTATTTTTTGCAAGTTTGCGTTATGTATTTTCAGAACAAACATACGTAGATTGGGCGTTTAAAACTAGTTTTATAAAAGCTAAACATAACGTTGGTTCGTTACGTGAAGATATTACATTTAACAATGATAACCTTCCAAGTTACGAAGCATATGTTAAAGAAGTTAAACCGTTTGCAACAAAAATTAGAGAATACCTAAGTGCGTATGAGGGTTTAGACCCTACAAAAACAGTAACAACTGATTTTGACTTACCAGCATCTTATAATGCTATAGAAGGTAAAATATTACCAAAGAATATTAAAGTTATTGATGATGTACTAGTAGGAACAACTCCTGATCTAGAAACTTATCCAAATAAAAATTGGTTAGATAATAGTAGCTATAGCATTGTCAGCGTAACTCCAGTTGATGGTGGTCAAGGTTATACATCACCTCCAGAGTTAACATTAACCGGCGGCGGTGGATCAGGCACTGTTCTAAAAACATATTTAGGAACAAAGGGAGATGTAACAAAGGTTGATGTAGTTGTTTCTGGTAGCGGATATTACAGCACACCTGTAATCTCAGTTAACGGCAATCTTATAGATGGCGGCAGAGATGCAACTTTCAGTGTAGAACTAGGTAATAATCCAGTAAGAGGAATTACTACTACAGTTAATTTTGATAGAACTACAGGAACATATGTATATACGCAAATTGATCAAACACAAACATTTACAGCATCAGGATCTCAGTTTGAATTTAATTTAAATTGGCCCATTGATTTAAAGATTACTGATATAAGTGTATTTAGAAATAATATTGAACAATTAAGTAACGAATATACCTATACTAATATCTTAGATGCTACAGCAAGCTATGAAAGATATTATGGACAAGTATCTTTTACAAATAAACCAGATGCTAACGATATAATTGTTATTAATTACAAACTTTCTCCAGATCTATATCAAGCAGCAGATCGAATTAGTAATTTATATAATCCACAAGAAGGGCAATTAGGCAAAGAATTAAGCCAGTTAATGACAGGCATTGATTACGGCGGCGTAGAAGTTAAGAGCTTTGGAATGTCGCAGGGTCAAGGATGGGATTCAGATGCATGGTTTGGATCAACTTGGGATAGTTATGATAATACTTATAATGATGAAATTTTTGAATTAGGTGATAGTACAACACTATTTAATTTTAGCAAGCCATTAGAAACAGGTGTAGAATATCATGTTTATAGAAACAATGTTAGAATTGATGATCCTAATTTTGGAACAGCACAGCAGACAAATCCAAATGCACTAGTGCAAAGTATTACAGGTGCAGGGCAAACAGCATGGTCTCGAACAGATGATGATTATGATGTAACAAACTATGTTGCATTTAACGAAGAAGCTGTTCCATTTGGAAATACAGATGTTGTAATATTTAGAAAATCAACTAGCGATGGCACTTTCCTACCAAATGAGCAAACATACGACAGTATTATACAAGGCGGTAGTTTAAATTATTCTACAGCAACAGGATTAGAAAGTGCAGACATTACAATTGACGGTGATGGATTTGTTACACCTACTACAAGTGCAGGCCCTGAAGAACAAGTTCCTGGACAGATATTAGATACTGTTGATATTAAAGTGTTTGAAAGACCTAAAGGTGGAGGAAGCCAAGTAGCTTCTACAAATTATAATGGTAATGGTAGTAAAGTTACATTTGATATAGGAGCAAAGCCTTTAACTACACAATCAGTATTTGTTAAAGTAGCAGGAAATATACAAACACTTGGCGAAGACAATGACTATACTATTGATTTTAATAATAACACTATAACACTAGCAAGCGCACCGGCTATAAATTCTAAAGTAAATATTATAACATTAGGCGTAAGCGGAACAAAAATTATTGATATTGATACAATAGTAGCTGACGGAAGTACAACTTCATTTATAACAAATGTAAGATACAAAGCTAACTTACAAAATATTATTACAATGAACGGCCTTCCAATAGAAAACGTTGTAAATAAAAGTAAAAAAGCAGATGGCATTGCTGGCAATGCATTAATCAAGTTTGCTATACCTCCAACAGCAGGTTCTGAAATTAAATATGTGTTCTTTGAAGACGATTTATTAGTTAAAAACTATAGTGAAGTAAATGTTGAAACTATTACAGCTGATGGAAGTAGTTTAGCATATGACATTACAACCACTCCAAGTGTACAGCAACCATTGCATTTTAAAACATTAGTAAAAGCTGGAAATAAAATATTTAACGCAGGATATAATCAAAGATATATTACTAAGGCAACTACATTAGAATATAAAATTGAGGAATGGCAATTCCCTCCTGGCTCACTTGATAGCAGATATGTAGAAGTTTACTTAAACGGTGTTATACTTGATACTGTAAAATGGAACTTAATAGTAGGAGCAAGTACTGTTATTAGATTAAAAGGCGAAGTGCAACAGCAAGATGGTGACATACTAGATGTGTTTGTAATGACCGACGGTGAGTATAGATTTGGATATGTAGATTCTGCGTCAAGGCTATTTGTAAAAACTCCTAATCAAATACATTTTGATACAGCTATTGCTGAAGGCACAGAAATTGAAATATTTACATTTAATAATCATGATTATCAAGATATACAAACAATAAATTATGATGTAATTGACAGAATTAATTTAGTTCCAGGCACTGATGAATACCAAAAATATATACATCTACATAATGGACTTATAAAATTAAATCAAGAAGCTATTGATGCACAATATTTATGGGTATCAATTAATGGACAATTACTAACTCCGAGTGTAGATTATTTTGTAACAGATAATAAACAGTATGTTAAAATTGAATCAACTATATCTGAAAATGATGTAGTCCAAGTAGTACATTTTGCAGCTAGTAAAACACAAAATAAATTTGGATGGTCACAGTTTAAAGATATGTTGAACCGAACACACTACATTAGGATAAACAATGAAGAAGAAGTTACACTAGCAAAAGATTTGTATCAATACGATCAAAGTATTACGGTAATTAATGGAGAAGCATTACCGTCACCAGTTGCAGGATCACTAAAACCAGCAATAATTATGATTGGCGGGGAAAGAATTGAATACTTTGTACGTAACGGAAATGTAATAAGTCAATTTAGAAGAGGTACTTTAGGAACAGGTGTTAAAAACATGTATCCAGCTGATACAGTAGTATTAAATATTTCAGGCAAAAACTCTATGCCGTACAAAGATGAAACATTAACAACAATATTTACAGCAGACGGTACATCGTCGACATATGAACTTGATTTTACAGCTAGTAATATAAACGAATTTGAAGTTTTTGTTGCAGGTAAGCGTTTACGTAAAAATTCAATAAACAATTACATTTTTAACGAAATAACAGGACCAGTTTCTCAGGATAGTCCTGAAGGTGACGAAACAATATCAGCTGAATTTACTGTAAACGGTAATCAGCTAGTACTTACAACCACTCCAACACAGAATACAAAAGTGATTGTTGTAAGAAAACAAGGACAACAGTGGACAGAACCAGGTACTGCACTTGCAGATAGCGATTCTAACATAAGTAGATTCTTACGTGCAGCAAGAGTTGACTTGCCGCGATAAATACAACAGCAGGATGGTATAAACTATGACAGATAAATTAAACGAACAAAGCGGTGTGCTACTACAAGGTCACATCAAAATACATAATCCAGAAACTGGCGAAGTTATTATAGACAAGCGTAACGCTATTCATTATGAAAATATGAGTATTAGTTTAGCTGAAAGTTTAGGCAATGCTGGCACAGGTTGGATATATGAAATGGGGTTTGGAAATGGCGGAACTAGCGTTGATCCTACAGGTATTATTACATATCTAACACCAAATTCAACTGGTACTAATGCAAGTTTGTACAACGAAACATTTACAAAGATTGTAGATGATAGAAGTGTTAACAATTTAGATCCTGCTAGAAATAAAATTGAAACACGTCATGTAAGCGGCACAAACTATACTGATATCTTAGTAACATGTTTATTAGATTATGGTGAACCTACAGGACAAGATGCTTTTGATACAGCAGCAGATCAAAATAGTTTATATGTATTTGATGAATTAGGATTAAGAGCATACAGTGCATCAGGAACTGGCAGATTACTAACACATGTTATTTTCCATCCTGTACAAAAGTCACTTAATAGGCTTATACAAATAGATTATACAGTTAGAGTACAAAGTTTAACTGGTTTTAACGAAGGATAATTAGATGGCATATACGATTAATTTTACAAATAGTGCTGAAAAAGATCCTATTGTTATTGAAGATGGTACAATTAATAACACAACAAGCCTAAGTTTTCCAGGAAGAAATTCAACTGGCTATGGCGCTGTTATTGCTGAAGACTTATTACGCTTATTAGAAAATTTTGCAAGTCCAACTGAACCTAGTAATTCTATACAAGGTCAGCTTTGGTATAATAGTATTTCAGGACAATTATTAGTTTACGATGGCACTACTTGGATACCAAGTGGCGGCTTAGCTAAGAGTACATCTCAACCTGATCCGACAGATGCAACAGACGGTGATCTATGGGTTGACACTGCATCACAGCAATTATATTTGTTTTCAGGTTCTACTTGGGTATTAGTAGGTCCAGAATTTAGTCAAGGATTAACAACAGGTGCAAAACCTAGTAGTATTGTTGGACAAGATAATGTTGAATACACAGTAATTGAAATTCAAGTTAGTGCAAATATTGTTGCTATTGTTGCTTTTGACGACTTTGTTCCAAAAGCAACAGTGCAAGGCTTTACAGCAATTAAGCCAGGCATTAACTTAGCAAACAGAGATACTGATGCTGACGGAGTAAACAATGTAAAATTCTATGGAGTTGCAGAACAAGCAGAAAATTTAATTGTAAATGATCTTGCTGTTCCAAGTGCAAACTTTTTAAGAGGAGATGTTGAATCAACATCTACTAATCCGTTAAACATTCAGAACAACACTGGTATTGCATACGGCATTAACGGAGAAATGGGTATTGGCATTGAAGGAAGTGCTGGTATAATACAACATAATATTGAAGGATCAAATATTGATATGCGTGTGCGTAATGCAGGCGCAAGTAAAACAGTTCTTCGAGTTGATAGTAGTTTAAGAGTTGGTATTAATAACGAAGCACCTGACGAAGCATTAGATGTTACAGGGAATTTATTAACAAGTGGAATAATTAGAACTAATGATGTAACCGAAAGTACAACTATAAGCAATGGAGCATTAATTGTAAAAGGCGGCATTGGCGTTGCTAAATCTTTAAACATTGGCGAAAATCTTGTTGTACAAAAAGGTATTACTTTAGGTAATAATGATCTTACAGTTGATACAACTGAATCAGAACTTATTATGCCAGATTTAAATAACACTCGTAATATTGGTAGTCCTACAAATAAATGGCGTAAAATGTATGCAACTACATTTATTGGATCTTTAGAAGGTTCAGTTAGTGGTAGTGTAAGTGGTAAATCAGGAAGTGCTGATAAACTTACAAGTTCTACAACATTTAGATTAACAGGCGATGTTGAAACTGTTGAAAACGTATTTGACGGACAAACAGGTGGAGCTGTAAAAGATTTTAATATATCAATTAAAAATACAATCATTTCAGGAAAACCACAAGTAACTGATAGTTTATCAAACGATGAATTTATTATTGATAGAATTAGCGGATCTAGTACGGGTCTAAGACGTATATCAAGAGGAACATTATTTCAGAATATTGCAGGTCTTACACCTATTGGAAGTATTATGCCATTTGCAGGAAATATTGAACCTACAGCTACAGGTTGGTTCTTTTGTAATGGACAAGAACTAAGCCAAGGTGTATACAATACTTTATATCAACTAATTGGATTTACTTATAAAGCACAAGGATTAGTAACAGCAGGAAATTTTGCTCTACCTGATCTAAGAGGAAGGTTCCCACTAGGATCATTAACTATGGGCGGCACAAATCCGGCAGTTGAAGTTCCAGATACTAGATCAAGAGACTCTAACTCAAGTGTATTAGGTGCTGTTGATGGAACAGACGATGTTACAATAGATGTTAATAATTTACCAGAACACGAGCATGATTTAAGAGCTGATAACGGTGTTCAATTTACAGCTATTAGAGCTGTTGACGGTAGAGGCGGAGATAAACCAGATGATGCATCATTAAGTACAATACAAACTGGTGCTGATCAATTATCCCAAACAATTGATAAAAGTGGTGGAATATTATCACCGACAGTAGGTGATGATTTAAATATAATGAACCCATATCAAACAGTTAATTATATTATATACACAGGAGTAACATCATGAGTTATAAACTAAACAAAACAGACGGCTCACTCCTAGTAGAATTACAAGATGGAGTAATTGATACTACCTCTTCAGATCTAACCCTTGTAGGAAGAAATTATAAAGGCTTTGGTGAATATATTAATGAAAACTTTATTAAATTAACAGAAAGTTTTGCAAGTACTAGTGCTCCTTCAAATGCAATACCAGGACAACTTTGGTACGATACTTCCGATCAGCGTTTAAAAATTTACAACGGAACAACATTTAGAATTGCAGGCGGCCCAATTATAAGTTCTTCACAACCTAACATGGTTGCAGGTGATTTATGGATTGATAATGAACAAAATAAATTATATTTTTATGATGGAACCGATGTTGTTGCTGTAGGACCTAATTACACAGCTACACAAGGAAAAACTTTGTTAGAAGCTGTGACAATGATTGACACATCAGGACAAACTAGAGCAGTCCTAGCACAATATATACAAGGAAACTTAATTGGTATACATAGTGCAAAAGAATTTACACCGAGAACTGAAGATGTACTATTACCATATGCAGCAGGAAGAGTAATCAAGGTAGGGTTTAATCCACTTTATACAGCAGATAATGGAGATAACATTGCTTTCCGTTGGAATGGAATTGCATCAACAGCAGAAAACTTAGTAGATGCTCAAGGTGTATCAGTTGCTAGTACTGACTTTGTTAGAAATAACGAAAGAGATAGTAGTAATGTTATTGTTGATCAAACAATGGACGGTGGATTATTTGTTAAAGGAGAATCTGGAGTAAAAGTTGGATACGGTGATACAGCATACGGACAATTTAAAACTACAGAAACAGATACAAAAACAGTTATTGATATTTTAAATCAAAATCAACCATTTGCAATCAGAAGAAAAGTTGGTTCGAATCAAATTGATGGGTTAACATTTGATACACTAAATGGACGTTTTGGTATTTTTCAAGACACACCAACAGTTGCATTAGATGTAACTGGAGATGCAAGAGTTACAGGCGACTTAACGATTGAAGGAAACATTGCAATCGGCGGCGCAAGCACAATTATTGATTCAGCAGAGTTAAGAGTACAAGATCCGCAAATACAATTAGGAATTACTGATGATTCAACAGAATTAGACGATGCAGGAATCGACGGCGGCGGATTTGTTATTAACAGCTTAAATGGTAGTAAAGACTTTATCTGGAAAAACTCAACAGGCAACTTTACATCCAATCAAAATATAGACTTAGAATTAGGAAAGTCTTTTAGAATTTCAAATGCAAATGTACTTACAGCGACAACATTAGGTAGCGGAGTTGTAAATTCTTCTTTACAAAATGTTGGTACACTAACATCTGTAACTGTAAGTGGTAATGCAGCAGTTGGAAGTATTAGTTCGCCAGGAGCATTAAATATTAGCTCTACAGGCGATATAACAGTAAACACACAAAAGATTACTGGAGTGGCTGCACCAACGGGTACAACTGACGTAGCAAATAAAGGTTATGTAGATACACAAATTGCATTTGAACCAATGTCTTTAGCATTAGATATTACAGGATTTGTATCACCAAATGTACCCGGCGTAGGTGACGGACCAATAAACGATGTAAAAGCTGTTATAGAATCAGTATATCCTGCTTCAGCAGCAGCAAATGGAAAAGTTGCTAAAATACATTGTACATCATATGCGGCCAGTACAATTTCAGGAATTCAAATTACTGTATCTACTTCGCCAAATGCTACTGGGGTTTTACAAAAATCAACTATTTCAGTTGATTCAGCAGGAACACAAAATGAATCAGTTATACAAGATATAGCATTCATTAATCCAGCTACAGGTACGGTGGCACTAGATCCATCGAGATTTACAATGACATTCACAATAACAGCAGGAGTGTGGACTTGGAATTCCACAATAGCATATCCGTAAGGATCTGATAAATACTTGTAACAAGGAACTGAAACATGGCGTACACAATAAACAAATATGATACTACCCAGCTTACAATAGTACAAGACGGTACTATTGATCAAACAACTGACATTAAGTTAGTTGGTAAGAATTATGCAGGGTACGGTGAGATACAAAACGAAAACTTTGTATTTCTTTTAGAAAACTTTGCAGGAGCAAATCAACCACCAAGGGCTATACAAGGCCAAATATGGTTTGATACAGCAAATAGCAAATTAAAATTTTATGACGGTGGCAAATGGCGCACAACAGGCGGCGCAGAAATTAGTGCTACAGCACCAGCAGGTTTATCAACTGGTGATTTTTGGTGGGATACAACTAACCAACAGTTATATGCATACAACGGCACAGATTTTGTACTCGTAGGTCCACAAGATGCAGGTACAGGCATTACACAAATGCAAAGTAAAACAGTACTTGATACTGGATCAATTAGTAGAAGTGTAATTGCTGCAACAGTAAACGACGATGTACAATTCTTAATAAGCCCAGTAGAATTTACTATCGACTCAACTGATGCACAAAACGCAATTTCAGGATTTGATATAGTACGCCAGGGTGTTACACTTAAAAATACGCAAAGTGCAACAGCTGGAGTAACAAGCACAGATCATCAATTCCACGGTACAGCATCTAACGCATTAAAACTTAACGGAGTTGATGCAAGTAATTATGTTACAGCTAACCCAGGTGCGCCTACTGTATTCACAGAAATTACAAACTTCCAAACAGATGCAGGTATAGCTATTGGTGCAGGTTTAGATTTAAAACTTTTCATTGAGAATGATAACGAAGGTGTTATACAAAATTCACAAGGTGACGAAATTAAATTTAGAGTAAAAGAATCCGGCGGAGCAACCGTAAATGTTGTAGATATCCGTCCAGGAAATATTTTACCTGGTATACAAAGTACAGGTCCAACTGTTTATAGAAGTATAGACATAGGTTCTACAGCAGCACCATTTGATGATGTATATGCCGGAAATTATTATGGAATTTCAGAAAAAGCAAGTGCTCTTATTGTAGGTGGAAATACTAGAGTAGGATCAGTAGACTCAAGCGGAACAGGCACCGGCAATACTATAGCTGTAAGAGACGGATCAGGAAACTTAAATGCAGTATTATTTCAAGGCACAGCAACAAGTGCAAGATATGCTGACTTAGCAGAAGTTTATGTAACTGATCAAGATTATCCAACAGGAACAGCAATGTGTGTCGGCGGCGAAGCAGAAGCTACAGCATGTAAAGCAAGTTGCATGGCAATTGGAGTTATATCTGCAGAGCCTGCATATTTAATGAATAGCGATTGTGACGGTCAAGCAATTGGTCTTAAAGGGCGTGTTCCAGTAAGAGTAAAAGGAACTGTAACAAAAGGACAGCCTGTTTATGCATGGGAAGATGGTGTTTGTACTACTATAGCATCAACAGCATTAGTAGGAATTGCTCTAGAATCAAGCCAGGACGAGTCAGAAAAATTAATCGAGTGTGTCTTAAAAGTATAAATAAGTACGTAGTTTAAAAAAGGATGAAGAATGGCTGTATCAGTAGGCTCAAGTATTAATGAAACACATTATACCACACTAAGAAGCGGTATAAACACAGTAATGGGAACCCCAACAGGAAGCGGTAACGGTTCATCGGGATATAATGTTGGTATTTCAGCACCGTCGGTATCTGTAGGTTCAACAATTACAGCATCACAATGGAACAATTTAAGAGGTGATATTCGCAAAGCAAGCGCACACCAAACTAATAGTGCCGTAGCACTAACAACAGTTGATACAGACACAGGCATTACAGCAGCAATACATAACGAATTTGAAACGGCATTATCTACAGTAACATCAAATAGATTTACAATGGCAACGGCACAAAGTACACTTAGTACAGCAAGAACAAAAAATAAATCAGGTGGATGGAATGGTACACAAATACATGATGTACAGTTAACCTGGGGAAGTGCAAACGCATTCAAAGCATTTTGGAATGCCGGCGGAGTGGTTAGTATTAATTCGTCTTTATCTTATACTGGTTCTGAAGCTAAAACACTAGATTGGAAAAGCCTAGTAAACGATGCTAAAAATGTAAGTATAAACTATACAAGTGCATATGCAGACGGTGGCGGTAACCAAGGTACAATTACCAACACAGGTATGTATGATTTGAACACAAATGGCACTGAGGTAAAAATTTTCCAAGATGGCGGTACTA